TATGCTCTGAGTGTGATTTTCAACATTTTTTTCAAATCTAGAAATGAAAAATGAAAAATGGACATTTATAAATGTCCAATTTCAAAAATCTCAAAATACTTTTGAAAAAACATTACATCAATCATTTCACAACCAACACTCTCCATTTCACCAAAATTATATCCCACACCTAGAAAACAATATTCTCGTCAATCCATTTTTTAATCTTTATATTTGTTGGTTCTAATATTTTATTAAGTCCTTCGATAAGTGTTTGGTAAGCGGTATCATTTTGTTCCATAAGTAAAAGTGTATTATATATTACATAGTATATTTCTTGACTATACATGTCGGTGATTCGTATGAAAACATCGTCGATCTTTTTTGTGCTAATATTGTCGCTAGGTTTGCTTGTATTCTTTTGCAAACTTGTATCTAGTTCATGCGTATGTTCGTGTTCTTCTTCATTATCATCGTCACGCAATACTTGTTGCATTTGATGCGAAGACTTTCCTTTCTTTTTATTTGATTTGTCTCTTTGTGTATCATGAGAAGCGTGAGACGGGTGAGAAACAATTAATTTATCTAATTCATGATTATAAACATCGGGACGTTGATTTTGTTTTGTCGTTTCTGAATCAGTTTCAAGAATATTTTTATACATTTGCAATGTGTGCAAAATATGTATTTTCTCGGTTTGTCCATAGGTGCGAATCAGGTTACCTATTCCATTTTTTGCAAGTTCAATTAATAATTCATATAATTTTTTATTAACTATGTTTGCAGAATGCTCGCAATCTTTTACTGCTACGCCTGCTGCGATATCATTGCCACCATTGCCACTATTGCCACCACCATCCCTCGCACATAAAAAATAGTAGAATTTTTTAAACCGATAAAAAATATTGAATAAATAAAACAAGTCTTCTTGCGTGTCGTTGTTATACCATCGAACTATCGATTGTGAATAATTAGGGGGCTGTATATATAATATATTATTATGAATCGTTAGTTTTGTTCCAATTGGTGTAAAAGATAAGTAAGCAATTTGTAGTAATGCTTGAAGAGGTTCAAGAATAGTTTCAAAACGTTCTTTCTTCTTTTTTGTTTTTATTGTTTTATATAAGACATTTAGTGTTGCTTGCATGTGATCGTTATTTGTATGTATACTATTCGATTATTATTTTAATATATTTTTATCGTATAACACAAAAATATATTAAATTCAATATATAATATACTGAATTTAGTATTTTAGTATTTTAATATTTTAGTATTTTCATGTCATCAAAAAAAAAAGTAAATGGCATTATCCTTATTTTATCATGTCAAAAACATAAAGAAACAAGATTAAAAGAAATAAAATTAAAAAATACGTCTTATGAAAACTGGGAAGTTGTATACGTTATAGGTGATTTTTTTTTGAATGCAAATTATAAATATGAAGAATCAGAAACTACAAATGGTAAAAATTATTTATATATAAGATGCGAAGATTCGTATCTACATTTATTAAAAAAATTGACGTTATCGATAAAAGCAGTATATGAAATATTTGATATAAAGGAAGGGGTTTTAAGATGTGGCGATGATTTGTTTTTTAACGAGAAAAATCTGGTTACATTTTTAAATTCTAAAAAGTATGACTATTATGGACAATCGTCAGTTTCAAAAAACTATAAATGTGTAGATAAAAATGAATTTAAGTCAACTATTTTAGATTTTTTCATGAAAAGATATTATAAAAAACATCCTGAAGATTTCTTGAATCCTCAGCATAATTTAAAAGGTATAAAAGTATCTTCATATGCTGCTCGTCCTTATTTATATGGAGCAATCGGTGTTTTATTTTATTTATCAAATAAAGCATGTTCGGTATTGGTAAATCATATGGAAAAAATAAATTTTAATATCTTGCACCGCGACCAGTTTACAAATTCATATCCATATGTTATTGAAGATTGTGGTGTATCGTTTATTATGTATATGAATGATATTGATTTTATTGATACAAGAGATTTTATTTATAGTAGTAATTCACATGAACAAAATATAAACGATTTTTTAAACTCAAATTCTATAGTAATTCATACAAATAGATATAAGTAAGTAATTTATTATGTTCTATTGTTTCTCGCTTATCGTTTCTCGCTTGTGTTATATTTTACTACTCTAGTATTCTAGTAGAGAGCATTCGGCAACTTTAGTATTATCTTCTATAATAGATACACTTTCAATAATATCATCTACTATGCTTGATATAATATTTTCTTTAGAAACTATGGTATTGGCGTCATTACCACATGCATTACTAGTTTCAGATTTTCTATTAGTATTATTCTTATGTGTATAATTTTTATTTTTTAAAAAAGTGTTTCTTTTGAATGAGTTGTTGTTTGAATTACTACTATGAATATTCACACTATTATCGTCATATATACCAGATACAAAAATATTACTAGATGATAATAACTTTATACATGGAATATCGTATTTTTCACACCATGAAATACACTTTTGCACGTTTATTTTTTTTAACAAATCTATTTTATCATGGTTATTTCTACTACTTATTATATTTAACGTTGTAATAATATTTTCTAATTGTTTTTGCCCCATTATAATGTTAATTTCTTCGATTTTATTTAAAAAATAATAGTCATGCTCAAAATCTAACAACGAAACTATAATATCAGTGTGCGTAAGTTTTTCAAACTCATCAGTAAATCTAGTTATAAATAAATTAGACTCGTCGATATCCAATAAAAAATTATTACATACTATATATTTCTCTGAGTTTGCTAATCTACTTGTGAATGGTTTTGTAATATATACTTCAGAATATATACGTGTTAAAATATATAATATATCAATCGTTAACTTTGAAAAAATATCAAATATTTTAAGTATAAAATGCCCGCCTTTTTTTTGCATAGTTATAGCATAAATAATCTGTGATACTATTAATTTACTTACCAATTCCTCTTGTTTATTAAAATCATTTGAAACATCAATACCACCATCACCCGTAATAATATGCATAGAGTGTCTGAATTTATTTACACAATAAATATAGTTATTTTTATGTAATAAATTTCCTGTTCCATCTTCACCTGTTACGATAGTAACATTTTTATTTGATTCTAAAAATTGATGACTTTTTTTCCACCCCGGACATCCTGGTTCATTATCTATAAGCGTCATACCATAGTAATTATCATTTATATTTTTACGCAAAAACGCAGTTGCTTCTATAAAACCACCTGGTCCTTCTGCTAAGTGAAAAGTTTGTATATTTTCTTTTATATCGCCAAGTTTAAACATTTTCCATAATTCTATCATTTTATAAAAAGAACGTGATAGTGGTTTTAATTTACTGACGGAAAATTTATTACCCGGAATAATAGTATGAATGAATTCATAAGGGTTTGTATATTTTTTAATAGTATCCCATGTTTCAGAAGATAGCTTGATTTGTTCTTTAAATCGTGATAAATAATCAGATAATGAATTAGATATATACGTATAATTATTTTCAGGAACTACTTTTACTTCGGTTTCTTTTTTATTTATTTGATTTGATGAAAAAACTATTTTTTTATAATTTTTTTTATCAAGAATACATGTTAAATTATAATATGACATTATATGTGTTTAGATATTAAATATATTTAAAAATATAGGTATATGATATTATGAATAATATTTAGATGGTTTAACAACTAAACATTATTTTATTTCATTTTAATTCATTTTATTTCATTTTAATTCATTTTATTTCATTATATCTTATTTTATCTGAATATTCAAAATTATTCATCATCCTTACTTGAAATACTTGGTTTTGTGCTTCCCAAACTTAATTTCCCAATCTTTGAAAGCGACGCTTTTGTTCCAGTTTTCGACTTTCCTATTATAGAAGTTGCTGCTTCTGATGCTGCTGCAGACTTATAGCTATTTCCGGGACCTGCAGTTGCGTCGAAACCCATATCCATTTTTACGGGTTCAAGTGGAGATTTTTTTTTAACAAGTAGTTTTGCAGATGTAGATGTAGATGTAGATGTAGATGCAGACGATGCCTCTGATTTTTTACTTTTCGGTTTTGAAGAACCAAATAGTTTCGAAATCGTCGCATCTTTCTTTTTGGGTGAAATACCAGAACCCAAGTCTTCTAACTCTAATAATGCTTCTTCTCCTGCTTCTACTCCCAATTTTTCCAAGTCGGCTACTTTTGATGCACGATAAGACATGACAACATTTCCTTTCGATGCCGCCGCGCCCTCGCCTGTAAGTTGCGACGCCAGTTTTTGAACACTTGCAGAATCAGCCAAATTCATTTTTTCTTGGAATACATGTATACCGGTAACGCTACGAAATACATCTTCAACATCAACATTTGCAACTTTCTTAAACACAAAATACCGATTATAAAATGATATCTGTTTCTCAATTGGTGTCATGTAAATTGCGCTACCATACCTATTCTTCTGCCGCTGGTCTTGTTCGACATCTTGTTCCATCCTTGTGAATAACTCTGAAAACATTCCCGTGCCATTCGGCAGACCTAATGCCGTCGCATCTTCGCGTTTTAATAGTTGAAATCCGTAGTATTCCATAAGTTGCGTAAAATATGTAAAGTTGACCAAATATTCTTTGATAGTTTTGTTTATCGAGTCTTGAAACACGTCGATAGCATACCCGACACAACTGATATCATTATCAAACGTAGTTTTCGAGTAATCTTTGGCAACTTCCCATACTTTTGTATCTTTTATGCGAAGTGTAATAGATTTTCCTTTTTCAACTCCTCTTAGCGCATTAAACATAACGTTTCCATCATAACACGTGCCAATAAAATACCCATCTACCTTTGTGCATTCGCTGAGGTTTTTAATAAAGTTGTTTAGTTTCTCAATCGTTTCAAAGAAGTAGTGAAGCGCAAACTGACATGATGATATATTAAACCCATCTGCCGCTTTGCCGTATTGCCGATAAACACCTTTTCCGAGCAACCTTTCATCTTTAGGTCCTTCATTAAATAAAGCATGCACTATTTGTTTGCCTTTTTCGCTAAAGATGGCTTGTCCTGATTTAATATTCACGTTGCTATTTCCATTTACAAACAACGCATAAGGCATCGAGTGAAACTTTTTGCGATAGTTCAAAAAACGCGCACATGCTCCATCAAGGCGATTTTCAATATTATCTTTTGACAAGTCTATCCCCAATACAAACGACAATTTTGCATCAATCCATTTCGGGAAATCGCCGGCTTTTCCAACCGCATAGTCGATGAGTGTGTTTCCTTTTGCGGCGACTTTAGTAATGAGCATTCGCTTGACAAAGAGGTTGTGAAAATCGCGCATGGCTCTTGTATAACTATCCCCGCTACCGCTGCTCCTGTTATAGTAAATATCGTCGTCGGCTAGTTCATCGGGAATATTTTCACCCATCGTTATCATTTCTTCGGTAATCGGATTATGAATAGAATACCAATTATTGTTTGCAACATGGTAAGCATTGCCGTAGTTCTTAATTCCCTTGCGATACTCAGATGTCTTATCGTAACGAACACGCTGCGCAACCCACTGCCAGTGTTTGGGGCGACTTGCATCATAACTAAATTCAACGATAGTTTCGTCGTCAAATATTTCATTTTCAGCAGTAAACATTTGCGCCACGCCGTTCTCATCCTCGCGCAGTGGAATATTGCAAATGTGTGTATCAGGATCATATGGGTTTGTAGGATAAAATGGAAGGGGTTTATATCCTTCTTCGAGGTCAACGTCGCTTGCAGACGGAATTTTGTCATCAATAATGGCAGCGCATGGATTTAAATAGCCGTGTTTGCGTTCGTCATAACCGACACGCAGAATAATAGTCTTATATTGTTGCAATTGCTCGCTGCGCAATGTGTCAATCCCGCCTTCAAATATATTGCCTACAAAGTCGGTCATCGTAGTTTGATTCTTTTTTGTAGTAATAAGGAAGTCAATCGTATTCTGGTTAAGGGGTTTCCATTTGAAAGACAGGTCCCATGTTACTTTATGCATTGGTCCTGCTATGCCGATTTTATTACTAGCAACACCGGTATTAGTTGGTGTGAAAATAAGGCCATCGGTATTATACTCGTATGCACCAGCTTTTTGTCCTGCAATAATAGTTTTGCAACACATGAATATATTTTTCTCTCCTGAAACGATTTCGAATTTCTTGACATGTATTTTTATCGGCACGATTTCGCCCTGAACTACTGCACGAATATTCATAGCCTGAATTGCCTGTTTCAGCAATTCGATGCGCGAAGCTTCTGGATTTCTGGTTGTCGATACTGCACCTGCGCCTACATCCTCGCCTTCTTCCTGCATACCTCCTCTTGCTTTGCTAGCACGTGACTTGGATGCGGATGATGCAGACTCAAATTCGTCTCCTGCAGAACCGACATCGCGTAGCAGTGATTGTCTTTGCTTAAATTCTTCTTCGGCATCGATGTCTTCGGGATCGCGCATAAGAGATTCGCGTGCTCGCATAACATTTTGCTCTTCGATCGATATATTTATAAATGCATTACGGCGAACATCGCGTCCACCCATAAAGTAGATATCAAATGCGGCAAATAAATTAATATACTCGCCATATTTATTATGCAAAATGTGTTCGCCGTCGATAAGTGTATTCTGTAGTTTTTCTTCTTGACAAATAGCACCAGTAAATTCCATATCCATGTTTGTATTTATAAGGTAGATGCGCCCGCTCAGTGAAACATATAACATTTTTCGCATTCCATCTGCTTTGTCTGTCACACTATAGTTTGTCCGAATATTCGGAATAGCGCAGTCCGGGTTAACAGGTGCGATATTTAATACTTGCAATGTATATGATGATGGACCGATAAAATGATGCGGAATTAGCTTTACATTTTCATCGCTAGCAGTAGGCCTTGCTTGCACCTGCCCCCCTTCATCATCCTTACGACGTGATTTTTTGTCCATCTCATTCGGATACAACATATAGTAATATTGTTTTGCAACTAGTCCCAACTCGTGATAGGAGACAGGGAAATTGGTTCCCTGCATACCTGCTAAAATCAATTTAATTCCTGTTCTCAAAATATCCGCAACGACTATTCCATTTTGTAACCGGGTTCCGGGACCGACTGCTTTATTATCCATTTCAATTTCTATTTCGTATTTGGGGTCGCATGCAGTAATTTGCGCGGATTTAAAAGTGTATTCTGGTGTCATATATCCATCTCTTCGGTGCGATTCTTTTACGATGGAAATATCGACATGAAATGGGAAATTATCATGAACAAGTGTGGTCCGATTCAAGTAACGAAATATTTTCTTATTGTTTTGCCAGTTTGAAAGAATAGCCTGTGCTAATCCCGAGGCACTAGGAATAATGCGCTCTTTTTGATACGAAATGCGAAAATTGAAGTCGTCGATACTAACGGGTCGAATATATTCAGAACCCTCCATAGCTGCGGATTTTTTGACAAGGCGGTAGTTGAGGTCTTCAAGGGAATCTGTTCTGCAATACTTTTGAATATCGCTTATCCCATATATTTCTGCACGAACATCTGACAATTTTGTTTTGCCAGAACTTTCATCTGTGAATTCGGATTGAATCTTAAGACTATACTCTTGCGACATACTAACTTTAAACCCGGATGAAATTAATTTTTTAAATACATTGTCAAAATCATTTTTGGTAATCTGTTTAATATTTTTTGTGCCGAATTTCACTTCGAGCTCTGATATTCCATCATCGCGATTTAAAACGTTGTCTAAATATTTTTGAGTAAGAAGATTAAACATATCTTTTTGTTGTTGCGATATAGATGTAGCCCCTTGTCCTTGCTTAGAACTTTGTTTTGAAAATGCGGTAGTTGTAGAGCGTGACATATTTATACTATACTATTTCAGTTGGGTAAATATGTTCTGGTATATATAATTCTACATATTATTTTATATCATATTCAATTTTATATTATAATTATTGTAAAATAATTATAATACATCAAAATAACGCAATACAACGCAATACAACGCAATACAAAACAAGACAAAACAAAACAAGACAATACAAGACAAATCAATCACAAACACTTTGCCATAATTTCAGTATATAATTCGTTTTTGGTTTTTGATTTTACTTTTTTCTTTGTATTTGTATTTGTGTTCCCCGCAGATTCATCCAAAATATGTGTATCTATAATATTCATTTTTGCTGCAATATTTACCAAATCAGTGAGTGAATAAGTTGTAATAGGACGCAAAGGTTTATTTACATCGTCTAGATTATCTAATTTCAAACAAGTTTTTTTAATATTTTCTATATATTCTTCTCTACTTTCATTAGTATCTGTATCTGTATCTGTATCTGTATCTGTATCTATATATACAGAATAGTAATTTGTGTCAGGATTAAACTTTATAATGTGTATTTTTGCAGTGGTATTGGCAAACATTTCATAGTATGTATTTTTATATACATAAAAAATATTAACATTATAAAATAATGATAGAGCGTATAAAATCTTTGGAGAAATTCCAGACGTTTTAGATCCCATAAGATCCGATTCAATCATATTCTTTGACATTTTATGCTGTTTTAATATTTGTTTATTTTCCCCATTTTTGATTCTTTCAATAATTTTTACTTTAAACTCTTGTTCCGCAGTAAAATAATTTTTTTCGTATTCATAGCCTGACAAACCATTGGCTATAATATTAAAACACCAAAACAACGAATCTTTTTGCCTAGGTGTAAAAAATGAAAGTTCTGTGGCGTCTGTAGATGTAGTTTCTAGTTCAATATTGCTTAAAACTATATTTTCTGTTTCTGTTTCTTTTTTCATTTCTTTTTTCATTTCTTTTTTTATTTCTTTATTCTTCTCCATACACACATCATAAGGACATGTCACTATGTTTACATCCCGTATATTATTTAAAAAATCTTGCGATAACATTATTTGTTTTAATGACTTTATTTTTTCTTCCATTTCTAAAATTGCTTTTGTGTATACATTATATTGTTCCGACATAGTTACAAGACGTGTTTTAACTACTGCATTCAGCGACTCTGCCACGGATTTATTTTCTTTCGCATCTTTGGCACCTTTGTTACCTTTCACGTTGTTTGTTTGCATTTGTTGTTTGCGTTATAACTACAACTATATCAACAGATACCTTTATTATGGTTTGATAGTGATATAGTAGTAAATTTTTTTTCATTACATATATTACGAGAAAAATGAGGATGCAATCTTTTGCTTTTCTTCTTCGATTTCATTCAGCTGGTCTTCTTGTTTATTCACGTAGTTTAAATACTTGTATACTTTATCAAGAATATTTGAGTCTACATATGTAAGGTTGATAAAAATACCATTTTTATTCTCGGTAATACATACGTTATTTTCTTTAAATATTCTAAGAAGTTCCACTTGATGAAATATATTAACGGATTCTAATTTATCTTTTAATGTTTTTAAATTATTTACAAAAAATTTTATTTTATCGTTATTTGATTCGCTGTTATTCATATGCATCATAAAAACTTTTATATAGTATATAATAGTATATACTTACATTAAAAAAATCTTTCTATATATTTTTTATTCAATATTATAAAAGTTCCAACACTATTATATTATTATACATTTGTAATTTAAGTAGCAGCAGTAGTAGTAGTAGTAGTAGTAGTAGTAGTAGTAG